CAATGACTTATACGGTGACTCCGGCTTATGGTGGGTATTTGCTCAACGTAATCCAAACTCAATTAAAGATCCTATCTGGGATTTTAAAGTTGGTGTAAAAATATTTCTTCCAAAGCAATCTACACTTAAACAAGTATTAGGTCTCTAACATGACGGTAGAAACAGTACTGACGAGACAATCAGATGCAATCGCAACTATGGATCGAGCTAAGACAACAGCATTGGTCAAGTTGCAAGATCCCACAACTTCTAAACAATCACTGTACAACGCAAAAAACGATCTTCGCATTGCCAGTAAAGAAGGGTCAAATGTTAGAGTAGAATCAGAAAAGTTTAGAAGAGACGAGCCTAGCCAATTTGACGGAATGATAATAAAAAATAATGAGTTGATAGCAGACGGCAGAAGAGAAAGTTTCCAGGTAATGAATCTCATTGACGATGAAATTGGGGAACAGTTTGACCCATCAACCGCTCAGAGAATAGGAGATCAGAACCCTTTTACACCGGACCTTGAAGAAATACAAAGGAGTACATCGTCGGGTGAAATTGTTGACAATGAAGCATTAGCTCGTGCTAACGGTGCAGGAATACAAACTCCTTATCCTGATCATTTAGATTCTACAACATTAGGTGAAACGGTCACTGAATCAAATGCTGATGCAGTGCCTACTTCATTCCCAGGTGTGACAACTACACTAGCACCAGATCAATTAGGATCAACTAATACAGTAGCACAAGATGATGTAAGTGACACTCAAACCAATGCCTTTACTGCGTCAGCCAATGGCGGTGTGCAGACTGCTAAAGCATTTTATAGTACGTTTGAGTCAGCAGAGAATCCAATAAACCAATATGCTCAAATGACATATAACATTGGGCTGTACTTACAAACTCCTGAACAATACAGAGAACTGATAACAAATCAAAATAAAGTAACACAAGGCCTTCTGAAGATTTTACAAAGTGGAGGCAATAATGCCGCAGAGGATGCTATATTCCCTGATCTATTCATTGATGACCTTGAAATAAATGGATTATTTGCAGAAGGTAACAGTAGTCCCCATAATGCTACAACAATAAACTTTAAAATTATTGAACCAATGGGATATACATTTTTTCAAAAATTGAGAAAACTATGTGTTGCAAATGGCATGCCAGAACTTGCAAAACAACATTATCTTATGGTGATTAAATACACGGGCTATGACGAAAATGGTAATCAACTAACAGCAGACGAAGATGACAGATTGAGTAAATTTGTACCTTTTGTATTTTCAACTATAACGACTAGAGTAGTAACAGGCGCAGTGACTTATGACTGTCAAGCAATAGCAATTAATCATGAAGTTGGTCTAAGTTCTAAAAGAGCAACTATCCCGTTTAATGTTGAACTACTAGGACAAACATTGGGAGATATGTTTAATGCAACTGCGGATGTTACTAGTAGGCCAGATGAGGCAACTAGTCAAACCACAGCAACATCACCATTTGGTACAACACAGACAACAGTTACTCCATCACTATTAAAATCCATGGGTGGGAGTTCAATACAGAGTAAAGGTATTGTTAATTCAATGAATAAACTACAGCAGAAGTTAGCTAGAGAGGCTGGCTATGAGCATGCAGATCATTACAAAGTTACGTTCACTGGAGGTATAGGTTCACAAAAAGTTGTTTCAAGCGACGCATTACAAAGTGTCAAAGACTCAAAACCAATGAGTCCTAGCGTAACAGCGTCAGCACAATCGTTGCTTAACAGCAACTTGTCCTACGACAAAACAAGACAGATATACAGTATATCGGCAGGAACTATGATGCAACAAGTTTTAGACATCATGGTGCGATCAAGCGAATATATTACAAAACAGCAGACACACATTATTGATCCTAAAACAAATAAAGTAAAACCAAATCCTGCACAGAATAAGTTTCTACAATGGTATCACATTGGTGTCAAAGCTCTGCCTATTGCTTGGGATAGCAAGCGTGGAGACTATGCTTATGAAATTGAATATATTGTAAGTCCTAAACAAGTAATTGACACATATTCACCATACTTTCCTAAAGCAAAAATTAGAGGAGTACATAAGAGTTATAACTATTGGTTTACTGGTGAGAATACAGAAGTACTAGGATATGAGCAAGAAATAAATTCAACATACTTTGTTGCTATGGATGGTAACATACCACAACAAGAGCAAAACATCACAGAAGATAGTCAACGTATTACAACTAAAGGGTACGTTAATATGGCCGACACAGGTAGTAAAGGACAACCAGGAAACAACGCAAGTCCTGCAGAACAGGCCGCTAATGTATTGTACTCTACGGTAGACTTTGCTACATTTACTATGGATATTGTTGGAGACCCAGACTATGTACAACAGAATGACATACTGTACACTAGTGGTGACAACTTTGAACCATTTATGCCAGACGGGTCAATTAACTACGACAGCCAAGAAGTATTAATTGAAGTTAACTTTAAATCTATGGAAGACTATAACGAAGATGGCACTGCTCAATTAATAGAACCAACATTTACAGATGGCACTAAAGAAACTAAAGGCTTAATTTATAAACTTACAGAAATTATTAGTATGTTTAAAGGCGGAAAGATGACACAGACCATCAAAGGCATACTAAGAGAGTTTGACCAGGACAGCAATCAAGAACAGGTAGATGATGGTAGAGAAAATCAACAAACACCTAATCCTAATGCAGTACCTGGGAAGTCCGCAGTAACTGAGTTTGACGGAAGGTTAATAGGACCTAATCTAGGACAAGTTATTGGCCTGGCACAAAATGGTCAAGGACAGTTTGATACAGCAGGACCTATAGGACCTAATCTAGGACAAGTAAATGGTAACTCGGCTCCAAGAAGGAACACAATAACAGGCGATACTACAGGAACAGACTTAGGCCAAGGTAGAGGACAACCTAGACCAATTATAACAAGAGACAGTGATGGACAATTCCGAGATGAAAACGGCAAAGCAGTACTGATAGACGAAGAGGGTAATGTCATTGGCGAATAATATTAATACTAACCCAAGCGGAGCATAATTAACAGTATGGCAGAGAATCATATAAGAGGTAGAGGAAAAACAAAAAGTTACGGGTTTGGCCAAGGTAATCAACTACCTGGTGAAGCAGGACCTTTTGTTGGTATTGTTAAAAACAATATCGATCCTACACGTGCGGCAAGGTTACAAGTATACATTGAACAGTTTGGGGGTCCAGATGAACTAGATCAAACAAACTGGCGAACTGTAAATTATCTTCCACCGTTCTTTGGGTCAACAGAACACTCAGGAGCATCTGTGGGTTCGGGTAATTTTGTTGGCAATAAACACAGTTACGGAATGTGGTTTACACCACCCGACATTGGCACTAAAGTATTATGCTTCTTTGTATCAGGTGATCCAGGAAACGGTTACTACGTAGGTTGTATTCCGGAAGACAGTCTCAATCACATGGTACCTGCTATTGGTTCAGCAAAAGAATATGAAGTAGGAGAAGGAGCAAAATCTCTTCTCACAGGTGCTACCCAAGTTCCTGTTACAGAAATTAATAATGAAGATCCGGCAATTAACGAAAACCCGCTGTTCTTTAAACAGCCTAAGCCAGTACACGATGTATTAGCTGGGTCACTATTTAACCAAGGATTATTAAAAGACAACGTAAGAGGACCAATAACATCAACAGCACAACGTGAATCACCTAGTAATGTATTTGGAGTGTCAACACCAGGCAAGCCAATATACTCAGGTGTCAACGGAGCTGATCAGAGTAGTATCAGATCTAAACTTCAAAGCGGTGAGTTAAAACCAGAACAAGTAAAAGTTGTTGGCCGTAACGGTGGACATTCTATTGTATTAGATGACGGAGACCTCGAAGGTAACGATCAACTAGTAAGAATTAGAACAGCCAAAGGTCATCAGATTATAATGAGTGATGACGGAAACTGTTTTCATATTATTCATGCTAACGGACAGTCGTGGTTAGAGTTTGGCCAAGAAGGTACTGTAGATGTATTTGCTACAAATTCTGTAAACGTAAGGACACAGGGTACTATTAACCTGCATGCTGACAAGGATATTAATATGTATGCTGGTGGACACATTACTAGCTACTCGCAACTGTCAACAAGAATGGAGGCTCAAACAGAATTCTCGGCAACTGGTATTGCTGAAGCAAAATTATACAGTAAACAATTTGCTGGAGTACGCAGTGATAACACAGCGGCCATTGAAGGCGGAAAACTATCAAGCATGAACGGTGGTGACAGAATGGACATCAAAGCAGGCATTATTAATCTTAACAACGGTGGGGGTGTTCCTGTTTCTCCTAATGTATTACTTAAGAAAAACAAAGTCAGCGACACAGTGTTAAGTCAAAACGGTTGGGAAGTAGAGTACAGTACATTAGAAACTATTGCTACTAGAGTACCAAGTCACGAGCCGTGGCCCTACCATAACCTAGGTGTTGAAAATTCAGTACAGTTAGGCAAGAAAGAAACAGCAGTGCTTGGATCGGCTGTAGCTACTAAAGTAGCAAACGTTGACAGCAAGTTGCCAACGAATGAAATCAATGCTAGTGACTTTGCTAAACAACAGTCAGCTACTAAAGCAATTGGCAGTCTCGACGAAGATCAACTGACTGGCTTGATAGCTCAACGTGCAAATGATGTTGGACAAGAATTTACAGATATATCTGCAGACAAAGGTGTAGGAGCATATGGGATATCACCAGACCAGCTTGAAACAGCAGGATTTTTAAAACCTGGAACAGTTTCTAGATATATTAAAGATCCTGCGTCATCAGTAACTGATGGATTTGGCACAGTTACAACACAGTTAGAATCAGTTCTTAAAAATCCAAATGTGTGGACTGGTAAAGGCGGAACAAATAATTTACTTGGATTCTTAAACAACAAGATAGTACAAACGCTAGCACAACAAGATGTTTTGTCAACTAGTCTAAGTACACTAAAAGCCAAAGGTATAGTAACAGGAAACGAAAGTCCAGTAGACCTAGGCGGTATCTTACAAGCAAGTTCAGCTTATGGTGCTGATGCAGTAGCAACTTGGGCCAATAGCCAAGGCGGAAACAGTTTAATTAATGCCGGTATTGAACAAACAGCACGTAACGGCAAGTATGCAATTAACTTTATAGATACTAAAATATCAAATCTTAGCAAGAGTTTTAGTAACCCTGGTGCGTTTGCAGGTACTACAGACAGAGAAACATTAGATAACAATGTTAGTAAGATTATTGCTGACCAACGTGCAATACCACCCAAATATACTAGATAAATAATACACAATGGCACAATTCTATGGATACAGTTCAATTGGCAGAAACAAAAAGTTTCGCTTAGAGAACCTTGAATTAATTAAAAGAGATCTACTTAATAATCTCTTAATAAGACAAGGAACACTGCCGGGCCGACCTAATGTTGGCACTGACTTATGGAATTATTTGTTTGAAAGTATAGACGATGCAACTTTATCACAACTTGATAACGAAATGCGTAAGTCAATACAACGTGATCCAAGAGTTAAAGTTGAAGAAATACTTTTCTTTACACAAGACAATGGATTATTGTGCGAAATTTCAGTTAAGACGGTGATGTCTAGTGCTACTGAAATGTTTAGATTGTTCCTCAATACAGACGACCTCACAGCTACCTACGTATAATATACCCACTTAACTAAAGTGATAAATACTTATAATAAAGGAATTATAGGTATTCTATGGCTAAGACTACAAGACAGACCGCTATATTCGGAGCGGAAGATTGGAAAAAGTTATACCGAACTTACAAAGAAGCAGACTTCCAAAGTTATGACTTTGAGACTTTACGTAAGTCAATGGTTGACTATCTGAGATTATATTATCCAGAAACATTTAACGACTATACAGAGTCAAGTGAATTTGTTGCACTACTAGACCTCATGGCGTTCATGGGACAAGGTCTTGCATTCCGCAACGACTTAAACACCAGGGAAAACTTTTTAGACACAGCAGAGCGTAGAGACTCAGTAACTAAATTAGCCAAGTTAGTGGGTTACACTCCTAAGAGAAACTTAAATGGTAACGGTTTCCTAAAAGTAACAGCAGTGTCAACCACAGAGTCAGTGTTAGACTATAATAACTTTAATTTATCAGGCATAACAATTAACTGGAACGACGTTACTAACCCAGATTGGTTAGAACAGTTTAATGCCATAATGAATGCGTCAATGATTGACAGTCAGCGATTTGGTCGTCCAGGTAATACAACTAAAGTACTTGGAGTACAAACAGACGAATATCAAATTAACTTACCAACAAACGTGATGCCTATAGCAGGCTTTTCAAGTGATGTTGACGGTGTGTCGATGGACTTTGAAATTGTTTCAGGCACAGCAGTAGATAAGACTTATGTGTACGAACAAAGTCCACAACCTGATGGTGCATTTAATGTACTATATAAAAATGATAAACTAGGTTACGGTTCAGAAAATACTGGTTACTTCTTTATGTTCAAACAAGGAACATTGAGCAATCAGGACTTTACACTTGTTGATCGTATTTCAAATAGAGTTGTTGACTTAAACGTTGAAGGAGTTAACCAAGATGACGTATGGTTATTTAATGTAGCTCAAACAGGCAACGTGCTAACTGAATGGAGAGAAGTTGACAACATTTTTGCAGTTGATTCAAAAGCGTCCATTGGCGAGCGTGAAGTTTATCAAGTCAATACAAAAACAAACGATCAAATACAACTACAATTTGGTGATGGTACATTTAGTAAAATACCGTTAGGTGAATATAGAAGTTATATTAGATCATCAAATGGTCTAGAATATGTTATTAATCCAGAAGAGATACAAAACATACAAGTACCACTTAGCTATGTGAGTCGTAATGGTAGAACAGAAACACTTACGCTAACAGTGTCATTGCAGACAGCAGTTTCAAATTCAAAAGCTAGAGAAAATATTAGTGAAATAAAAGAAAGAGCACCTGCGGCATTTTATACACAGAACAGAATGGTCAACGGTGAAGACTATAACAACTTTCCGTTTACTAGATTTACAAGTATCTTAAAGTCAAAAGCATTGGCTAGAACTGGCGTTGGAATTAACAGACAGTTAGACTTATTAGATCCAACAGGCAAATATTCGTCAACAACAGCATTTGCTAGTGATGGCTCGTTTTATAGATCATTTACAGATCCTACTAAAACATTTAGTTTTGTAGATACAAATGATATTGCTGATGTAATTCAAAATACAGTAGAGCCAATTCTCAAGTCTAGAGAATTAACACACTTTTACTATGACAAGTACCAACGTGTTAGTCTGTCAGGTATTACTTGGAATCAATCAACAGCTATTGTTAATCAAACAACTGGATACTTTACAGATGATGTAAGTGGCGGAACAGTATCAGTAGCACTTACATCAAGCAAAACAAAATACATCCAGGAAGGTGCGTTAATTAAATTTGAACCACCAGCGAATCAATACTTTGATGCTAACAATAGATTACAGTCAGGTGTACCAACTAAAGCCAATGAAAAATTAGCACTATGGGCAACTGTAACTAACTTAGTGTTAGATGGTACTAACTTTGGGCAGGGTAATTTAGCTAATGGCACAGGTCCAATTACATTTAACGAATATCTACCTACTGGATGTGTTCCTACAGAAGTTATTCCTAAATTTGTAACTGACTTGACAGTGCCATTTGAAAATAAATTAATTGATCAAATTGAAGTTTACCGAGACTTTGGTATTGGGTTTGATGAAGAAACTAGTGAATGGTATATTATTGCAACAGACAATCTAAGCGAAAGTGCTGATTATGATCGAAGTTTTGCTAAAAATACAGATGGTTTGAATAGAGATGCAAGTTGGTTAATACAGTTTACAACAGATGGTGAAATATACACTATTAAATTCCGTAATCTAGTTTATTACTTTGCTTCAGTGCAAGAGAATAGATTTATATTTGATTCAAGTGCAAAAGTATATGATCCTAAGACAGGTAAAACAGTTACTGACAACGTTAGTGTTTTAAAAGCAAACACTAAACCAGATGCTAACGAAAACTTAACAACTGATGTTAGCCTAGATATTGTTGGACAAGAAGTTGAAACAGATGGATTTGTTGATAACTTTAAAGTACTAGTAAGTTTCTCTGACAAAGACCAGGATGGCATAGCAGATAATCCAGACATCTTTAAGGATCTTGTTAATCCAACTACAAGTCCAAACACAAAATACGTTTTCTTTCAACGCCAAACAGACTTTGACAACTTAGAAAGATGGGTTCCGTTAGCAAGTAATGTTATTAATATGATGTATGCTGATCTAGACGCTGTTCAACTTAAGAAAAAAGAATATTTGCAAGGTCAAATATTTTATGCTTATACAGATAAAAAATTCTATAAGTTATCAATTACAGGCAGTGAGTTTACAATAGCTGAAACAACAGACTATCGTGTGTCAGTAGGCAGACAAGACTTATACTTCCAGTATAAACATAACTCACCAAATACACGCAGAATTGATCCTGCATTAACAAACATTATTGATTTGTATCTTGTGACTAACACATATTATACAAACTACACAAACTGGATTAAAGATTCAACAGGCAAAGTCACTAAAGCATTAGAGCCAACAATTGATGAACTAACATTGGCATACAACAGCTTAGAAGATTACAAGATGGCTAGTGATGGATTAATTCTTAATTCTGTAACATTCAAACCGTTGTTTGGAGATAAAGCAAGTTTAGAGTTACAGGGAAAAATTAAAGTTATTAAGCAGAGTGGGATTGTAGTGTCAACAGGTGAAATTAAATCACGTGTTGTTCAATCACTAAATGAATACTTTACTATTGATAAATGGGACTTTGGTGACACGTTCTATTTCTCAGAACTGTCAGCGTACTTACATGAAGAACTAGGAGATATTGTTTCTAGTGTAGTGATTGTACCAACAGACCCAACAAAAACATTTGGTGACTTATACGAGATTCGTTGTGCACCAAACGAAATATTTGTTAACGCGGCATTGGTCAGTGACATTGAAGTCATTGACGCACTAACAGCCGGTGCACTTAAAAAGAACTAGGATAAACAATGGCAAGATTTACTAGAACATTAGATCTACTACCTGAGATATTTCAAACTGACGTTAACAAAAAGTTTCTGAATGCCTCACTTGATCAAATTGTACAGCGTCCGCAACTGAAACGTGTTGAAGGCTTTATTGGTCGTAAAACCGGACTAGGTGTTAAAGGACTTGATAGTTATGTATTAGAACAAGATCAAGAACGTGCGGCCTATCAGTTAGAACCTGCAATTACATATAAGAAAAAAGATTCACAAGAGACTAAAGACTTTTTAACATACCCGGGTATAGTAGATGCATTACAAGTATCTGGTGCAAATGTTCAAAGACCAGATAGGTTATTTGACTCTGAATACTATTCATGGGATCCTTTTGTAGATTTTGACAAGTTAGTTAACTTTAGCCAGTACTACTGGTTACCTGGTGGTCCAGATTCAGTTGACATAGGTGCAACTGAAATTTCAACCAGTGACGAGTATGATGTTACAAGAAATGAATTTAATTATAGCCTAGACGGTGTTGAAGGAAATAATCCAACTATCACAGTTGTTAGAGGCGGTAACTATAAATTTAATGTTCAACAAACAGGATTTCCTTTCTGGATACAAAGTAACCCAGGAGCAAATGGACTAGTTCCTGGTCAACCTAATCAATCAAGTAGAGAAATATTAGGCGTTACTAACAACGGCGACGACAACGGCGTTGTACAATTCAATGTTCCGCAAAGTACAGATCAAAACTTCTTCCTGAACATGGATACTGCGGCCAAGGTTGATTTAGTTACAGAGTTAGACTTTGATGAAGTTAACAATCAACAAGTAAGACCATTCTTAGATTTGTATGACGGTATTGATCAAGTAACAGATCTACGTAACAGAACAATTATCTTTACTAATAGAAACCCTGGTGATGGCGAAGATTCAGGTTGGAAGAGAGATGACAGATTTGATACATCACCATATGACGATAATGATACACCGTTTGCTGAGTCAGAAGACATTACTACTAAAACAGATCGTTATTCAGTATACAGAATTGAATATGTATACGAAGAAGATGAATCATTGCCAGACTTTGATGCTAGTGGTGCTAATCCAATTATGGTACTCAACAAAGTTAAAGAAGTTCCAAACTTACAAAAAGTACATATACAGTATGGCACAACATATAACAATAAGTATTTTTGGAAAACTAAAGAAGGCTTCTTTGAAGAACAACCACATCTTACAGCAATAAAAGATACTTTATACTATCAAGATCAAAATGATGAAAATAGATTTGGCATCATTCGTGTAGTAGATGCTGTTAACCAATTGACTCTAAATGTTGGAGACGATATTGTAGGAGTTAAAACTTATACTTCTCCAACAGGTATTAAATTTAGTAACGGAATGAAAGTACAGTTTCGTGGTAAAACACTGCCTGAGACTTATCAGGATAAAGAATACTATGTTGAAGGTGTGGGTACTGCAATTAAATTGTTAGCAGTTGCAGACTTTAAAACACCCGAGGCTTATACTGTTAGCGAAACACAACCGTTTGACGCTAAAGGGTTTGATGAAACACCATTTGACTCAAGTCTAAATGCCCCAACAGAAAAAGATTATTTTACAATTAACAGAGCGTCACCTGATCAGAATCCGTGGACACGAAGTAACAGATGGTTCCATATTTCTGTTATCAAAGCATCAGCAGATTACAATAAGACTATTGCTAACTTAGATCAAACAGCTCGTGCTAAACGCCCTATTTTAGAATTTAACGACGGTCTGAGGTTATTTAACTTTGGCACTGAAGGTAAACAAGCAATTGATATTATTGATCTAAGACAGAACGATGCACTTTCAAATGTAGCAGGACAGATTGGATATAGTATTGATAACTTTGGATTATACGATGGTGCAAGAGTTATTTTTGCCGCTGACGAAGATCCCGAAGTACGTAATAAAATTTATACAGTAAATTTAGTTGACCCGGTAGGTATAACTGTAGATCCTGAACAAACAAGCGAAAAAATTATTCAACTAACAAAAGCAGATGACGGAGATGTTGTCTTGGACCAAGTAGTGTACTTAATGAGTGGTGCAACTATACAAGGGCAGGCATACAGATATACAGGAACTGAATGGGTACAAACACAACAAAAAACAAAAGTTAATCAACATCCTGTATTTGACATATTTGATCAAGCAGGTAATTCAATTAGCGATAATACATATTATCCATCAACTAACTTTGCTGGTACTAAACTATTTTCTTTCAAAGAAGGAACAGGACCAATTGATAGTGAACTTGGTGTTAGACTGAGTTACTTGAACATCAACAATGTTGGAGACATTGTATTTGAAAATAACTTGTATAAAGACACTTATGTTTATACAGTTAATAATGTTTCAACAACTACAGACATTGCTACTGGCTTTGCTAGAAAGTACAGTGACCGAACAACTTTTAATTTAAAAACAGGTTGGGAAAAAGCTGTTGACACAACAAGACAAAGTCAAGTGTTTACATTTAGTGACCAATCTGAGTGTATCTGTGATATAAGACATAACGACGGTGATAACACTGTTGTTGTATATGTTGACAACAAATATGTATTGCCAAGTAATTACACAGTTACAAGAACAGCAACCACAACAACAGTAACATTAGCTAAAGCAGAAGCAGTTGTACACATTCACGTAGTTAGTGATCAAGCAAGTGACATTGCTTATTATGAAATGCCAAGTAACTTGAGTGATAATTCAGTCAATGACGAGTTTGAAGAAGTTACACTAGGTACAACTAGAAATCATTTTGTTACACTAGCACAGAGCCACCCGGACTTATCCGGTGAGCTACTAGGTGAAAACAATCTACGTGATCTAGGTAATGTTGTTGGTTATGGTAAACAGATTGTTGAACAAAGTAGTCCATTACAATTTACAGCAACATTTGCAAAAGATTCAAACATTAACTTCTTTGATTCACTGGAATATGCGTCAAATGAATACGAAAAAATTAAGAACAGATTAGTTGATGCATTAACAAAGAATGACTACCAGGGCCCAGCCGCAGAGAGATTAGATCTTGCATTTGCAGATCTAAACAGAGGTAGAAACCCAGACATGCCGTTTTACTGGGCAGACACAATACCGTGCGGTGAAGTATTTGAAGAAACTAAAATAACAATAACAGCGATTGATGACAATACCTTTGACACACTGTCTACATATGATTACACAAAAGCAAACTACAAAGCTGTATTAGTTTACTTAAATGATGTACAGTTAATAAAAGATATAGATTACACAGTAGCAACAGATGGTCCTAGGCTAATTATTGACGAAATTAAACAACCATTGGTTGTTGGTGATGTTGTTAAAATTAGAGAGTATGACTCTACAGTAGGAAGTTTTGTTCCGCCAACACCAACTAAGCTAGGATTATTTGATAAATTTATTCCTAAGATATTTACAGATAATTCATATTCTACATCACAGACAATACTACAAGGTCATGATGGATCCAGAATGATTACGTTTGGTGATAACCGTGACGATGTATTGTTAGAGTTTGAACGTAGAATGTACAACAATATTAAACTACCATCGTCTAATGTAATACCGCTAAGATGGTATGATGTTATTCCGGGTAAATTTAGAAAAACAGATTATGCAGAGTCCGAAGTAGTTGAGCTACTTGGCGAAAGCTTCTTGTCATGGGTAAGTTGGAACAAGCTAGATTACAAACTGCAAGAATACGATAAAGATAATAAGAAAACATGGAACTATAGTTCAGCAACAGATAGAATTGATGAGGAACTTCTAAGAGGTAACTGGAGAGGTAATCTACTTAAATTCTATGACACAGATATACCGCACTTACATCCGTGGGAAATGTTTGGATTTTCAGAAGAACCAAGTTGGTGGCAACGTCAATATGGTCCAGCACCATATACAGGTGATAACTTAGTGTTATGGGACGATTTAGCCAATGGTGTAGTTAATGATCCAGCAGGAAAGTATACGTTAACAAACTTTAAGCGTACTGGACTACAAACTGTTATTCCTACAGGCGACGAAGGACAACTTGAAGCAACATTTGATGTACTGGTCGACAACTATGACCCAATGAGTACACAAAAGGCTTGGCAAGTAGGAGACGGTGGCCCTGTTGAGACAGCTTGGAGAAGATCAAGTGCTTGGCCATTTGCTGTTATGAAACTTCTAGCAAAAACTAAGCCAGCACAGTTCTTTAGTTTAATGGCTGACAGAGATAGATACAAGTATTCATCAGCACTAGGACAGTATGTATTTGATTCAAGATATAGATTAACATCAAACAATCTTGACATATACGGCAGTGGCACTATTAAACACAGTTACATTAACTGGTGTGTTGACTTTGCACGTAGACAAGGTATTGCAGACAAGCAAGCAATAGAAGACACCTTAAGAAATACACAAGTGCAACTAGTCTATAGAACAGGCGGCTTTACAGATAAACAGTTCTTAAAAGTGTTTACAGAAAAATCATCACCTAACACACTTAACGCAAACTTACTATTACCTGATGAAAGTTACGAAGTTGTTTTATATAATAACGAACCATTTGATGAAGTTACATATAGTTCGGTTATTGTACAGAAAGTAGCAGGCGGTTATGCTGTATACGGTAACTCAAAAGAACAGTTATACTTTAAGATATTCCAGTCAGTTCCAAACGGAAACTACAAAAATATTGTAGTAGGCGATAGCAATGTTAGGACAAGTCTTGATTTCTCAAGCAAAGAAGTATTAGTGCCATACGGTTACACATTTACAGATAAAGGTTTATTGGTAGACTTCTTAGTAAGCTACGGTGAATGGTTACAAAGCAAAGGCTTTATATTTGAAGACAGAGAGAATGGCTATTTACTAAATTGGGGACAAATGGTTACTGAGTTCTTATATTGGAATCAACAAGGATGGCAAGAAGGTGCGATCATTAATCTTAATCCAGCGGCAAGTGAACTTAAAATTTCAAGACCAGGTGCAGTGGCAACTCCTATACTAGGTAAACGTGCAGATGAATTTGTACTAAATCAAAATTTACGTCCTATACTAAAAGAAAACCTTGTATGGAATAGAATCGATAATGACTTAACTATTAAAACAATAGATGAAAACTCAATTGGTTTTGTTAAGATTAAATTTACAAGCTATGAACACGCACTAGTATTTGACAACACTAGTATCTTTAATGACTTAATGTACGATCCAGCAACAGGTGCTAGACAACAACGTTTGAGACTAATTGGCACAATGTCAGATAATTGGGACGGGACTGTTAATGCGCCAGGCTTTATTATGAATCAGCCTAATGTTGAAGACTGGAAAGAAAACAGCCAATATGCAAAAGGTGACATTGTTAAATATAAAAACAAATATTATGCAAGCCTTAAACGTTTAACACCAACAGCAGTGTTTAACTTTGCTAACTGGGCAGAAACAGAATACGAATCAGTCAAGACAGGCCTAATACCTAACCTAGCATTAAAAGCACAACAGAGTGAACAGTTCTACGATCTAAGTGAAGCAAACTTAGAGTCAGACGCAGATCTATTAGGATTTGGTCTTATTGGATTCCGACCAAGAAACTACATGCAAGGACTCACACTTGATGACGTAAGCCAAACAAATGTTTATAAAAACTTTATTGGTAATAAAGGTAGTACGCAGTCATTAGACTTATTTAAATCAGCTAAACTTGACAAAGAGCTTACTGACTATAATATATTTGAAAACTGGGCAGTACGTTCAGGAGTTTATGGTGCTAGCTCAAACAGAAGCTATGTTGAAACACAATTAGACAGTGACAAGTTAACTGGTAATCCTGCAACAATAAAAATTACAGATTCAGTTAACGGAACCACAGTTAATCAAACTATCAGAACTGCTGAAATTTACAAATCAAACTACAAAGTCACAACAGAGGACATACTACCAACAGTTGATTATCAGAACGTTGAGAACTCATTGCCGTCGGCAGGTTTTGTAAATGTTGATGATGTTGATATTAAAATATTCCAGCTAAATGATTTAACTGAGATTATAGATAATATAACCAAGATTGCTGAAGGTACTAAGATTTGGGTAGCTAAAGATAATAACTACTCATGGAACGTTTATAGATCAACGCTGGTACATAGCGAACCTATTAGAGTGCTCGATAACCTGGACGATACATCAACAGTAACATTCAATGCACATCATAGTCTTAGTAAAAATGATATTGTTGTGTTTAGATTCTTTGACGGGTTAACAGGAGCATTTAGAGTTAATGCAGTTCCTGATTTAGATAAAATTATTATTGACTTATCATTACCAGATGAGGTTACAACTTTAACTGATCTAGGTGTAGCATTTGTACTACAATCAAGTAAAGTTACACAAGGCAGTGACATAGCTAACTTGCCGTATGTTCACGATATAGACACAGGCGAAAAGATTTGGGTTGATGGAACAAGATGGAAAGTGTTAGAAAAACATAACCCGTTTAACGACTCGGCGAGTACTTGGAGTAAAACACTTAAGGCACCTCAAGCAAATGCAGAGTTTGGTAAAGTTGTATCACAAACTCCAGATGGCCTAACAAGTTTAATTGGTGCACCAAGATGGGAATCAGGAAGAGGCAGTGTTTACGTGTTTGGCCAAATTGGCACAGGTGATATCCAAGAAGGCACACAGTTACATCTAGGTAAACTGTCTAGCACAATTGATAAAGAAATTGCAGAGTACGGTAAGAGTATTGACTCTGCAGACAATGGATGGAACATTGTTGGAGCTCCGGGATCAAAAGATGACGAAGGTATATCAGTAGTCATTGACAAAACACCAAGTGGTGTTATTAGAGAGGCACAGATATTAACAATTCCGGGCAATGAAGCCGGTGATAGTTCAACTAGCAGATTTGGCGAAGCAGTTTCAATTAGTCCTAATTCAAATTGGATTTATGTAGGTGCTCCGGGTAACGAAAAAGTTTATACATATCAACGTGTTGACTATGAGCAACAAACATATGATTTCTTTGGAGATGGGTCAACAACTATATTTGATATTAGTGATTACATCACAGTAGCTGATGAAACACAGGTTGCAATTAATATTAATAATATATCAAAGGTAGCAGTAGATGATTATTCGTTAACTAGTGGTATATTAACATTTGAAGACCCTCCAAGAGATGGGGCTAAGATTGAGATAACACGAGTTTATACATATCAAGCAGACGGTGACGGCTCAACAGTAGCGTATGATATCAGCTCAATCTATCATGCAACTTCTATAGAAAAGTTTAGAGTATTAATAGATAGTGAATTACTGAGACCTAACTATGATTATACATTTGACAGTGGTTCACAAACAATTACATTTACACTAACAAATAAAGTAGGTGCAAGTATTGCACCACCCAATGATTCACTTATACAAGTTTTTGCTGAATCACATTTCACATATGTTAGTGCTATTAGTAATCCAGGCGAGCCAGGTAATAACTTTGGCGGAAGTATTGCTACTACAAGAGACGGTAGACAAATAGTAATTGGAGCAGACACAGGAGAAGGATCTGACTCAAGCACAAACGTAGGTAGAGTGTTTGTATTTGATAGAGACGCAGAACGTTTCCAAGCTAAAACAAGTACGTCGTTGACATTTACAACTACAAAATCTATTGTTGGTAAACCAACAGTGTTGGTTAATGAGCAAGTACAAGTTAACGATGACGACTACTTGTACGCAGGGTCATACACAGTTTCAGGCAAGACTATAACAATAGATGATGATGTAGTTGATCTAGGTGATATTATTGAAGTTGAAACTAACAACTATGTACTAGCTGGCGAGTTACATCAAGAGTTACCAATGCAGAATTCACAGTTTGGATTTGCTGTAAAAGTATGTCCAACTAACTGTTCAATGTATGTTGGTGCACCGCAAGATTCAAAAAATAAAGAAAATGCAGGTTCTGTAACACGCTTTGTTAACAGATCAAGACTGTACGGTTCAACAATGGGTAGTATAGCAAACCCAACAATTACTATTGGTGATGCACTGAGAATTAACAACTATTATGTTGTTGCTACAGGCACAACAGCTACTAGCTACGCACTTGATATTACAAACGCTAATATTCCAAATGTTAAAGCAAGCGTGGTTGATAATAAAATTAAAATTGAACTAATAAATGTTAATGCGGCACCGACAGCAAATAAATTGTTTATCTATCCAGGTATAGGAGTAATACACGAGGATCTCGGAATTGATATATTCCCAAGAATGCAAACAATCCATAATCCGTATCCATTAGTTAATGCAAGACTTGGGCACAGTTTAGATATCTCAAGCGATGCACAATCGATTGTCATTGGAGCTCCGCATGGTGCTACAAACTTAGAAGTTACACTAGACACTAGCACAACAACTATTGACGCAAGTGCAACTAAGATAAAAGATGTACAAACACAAAGTGGTGCTGTTTATACATATGACTATTTAGAAAGTGATGCAGATACTTACACAAACCCAGGTAGGTTTGTATTTGGACAGCAAATTAACGATAACCTAGTTCATCCACTAAGTGAGTTTGGTACTAGTGTTGATTACTGTAATGCTAAATTATTAATTGGTTCGCCTAAACATGAAACATCAGATATAGCATACGGTAGAATTGTAAGATTTAACAACGACACATATACACCGGTGTGGCAAGTAGATGAACAAGAAACAGATGTAGTAAATACAGCACTTTTAAATTCGGTGTTTATATACGACAGGACAGACGAAAAGCTACTAACACATTTAGATTATATTGACCCACTACAAGGTAAAATCTTAGGTGCGGCTAAACAAAATATTGACTTACTGATACCAGATGATCCTGCACAATATAATAACGGAACATCAAATAACTTTGGAATGACTTGGGGCAATGAGAAAATAGGCACAATATGGTGGGACGTTTCTACTGCTAAGTTTATTAACTACAATCAGTCAACAGCAGACTATCGTGCTAAACGCATAGGTAACTTATTCCCAGGTTCAACTATTGACATTTACCAATGGATATCTAGTGATCTTCCACCAACAAGCTACGAGGGCGAAGGGACAGTTTACTCAACAGAAAGTTATTCAACACTCAGCGATGTAAAAGAAGGCGGAGAAGTAATTACAAAATACTACTTCTGGGTAAAAGGATTAACATCAGTTGATAAAGATGCTAACAAAACATTAAGTCCTGTTACTATTGCACAATATATTGAAACTCCAAAGTCAAGTGGAATACCATACATGGCCGCTGTTGATAAAAATATATTTGCTCTGTTTAATTGTCAAGATAATATTAAAGACCAAGACTCGGTGTTGCACGTTGAGTTTGACAAAATTGAAACAAACAACAATGTACACATTGAGTATGAACTTATTAGAGAAAATGATTCTACACAGTTCTTAAGTGATACCTTATATCGTAAATTCTTAGACTCATTCTGCGGTACTGATACTGCAGGCAACATTGTTCCTGATCCTAGCCTATCAATTACAGATAGACGAGGTGTTGACTTTAGACCTAGACAAACAATGTTTGTCAACAGATTTAAAGCATTAGAAAATTATCTAACAGCAACAAATAGAATACTAAAAACATTGCCAATAACAGAAATAAGAAGTTATCCGCTATTGAATAGCCAGGAAGTAATGCCAGGAAAACCAAGTAACACTTGGGATATTCAAGTAGAAGATACAGCTGAGTTAGGATTTCAGACAACAGGCATTGATGCAATTGGTACACGTTATCTTGTCAAGGTAGACGAAAATAACGATAACTTGTGGACTATATATACTCTACAAAGTAATAGAACATTATTGTTAACACGTGTGCAGAATTATAAAACAACACGTTACTGGGATGTCGCTGATTGGTATGCAACAGGATACAACGTACTAGATAAACCAACAAAAGAAGTTAATCTATACGCAGACCTAGCAACACTGACAACTGCAACTGTTGGAAACATTGTTAAAGTACGTTCAAATGCACAAGGCAAGTTTGAAATTTATCAACTAGATACAACAGGATGGACTAGGGTTGGTTTAGAAAAAGGTACTATACAATTTAAAAGCAGTATATATGATTATACTATTGACCGTAACGGCTTTGACAATGAAGTATTTGATGCACAATACTTTGATCAAGAAGCTGTTCTTGAACTAAGACAACTAGTTAAATCTATTAACGAAGAATTATTTGTCAATGACTTAGCTAAACATAGAATTGACCTAATTACTCTAATGTTTAACTATGTACTCAGCGAACAAAAAACAACAGACTGGTTAGTAAAAACTAGTTTAATTGATGTACAACATAACCTACGTGAACTTAAACAGTTTGATATATTAAGACGTGATAACCAAGACTTTATTCAGCAGTACATTGAAGAAGTTAAACCATACAGAACACAGATTAAAGAGTTTAATTTAGTCTATAAAGGTGAAGATACGTTCTCAGGTGATGCAACTGACTTTGATTTACCTGCACAATTTAACACAGATCTTAACAAATATATTTCACCAAGACACGTATTAGATCAAGAAAATATTACAGGTGAAGGTGTTTACCAGTTAGACAATGCAATTTGGTCAACAGGTGATTATTCAAGTTGGAGACAGAACTTTGCACTATCAATTCAATCAGTAACAGTGATCGATGGTGGCACAGGGTACACAGAAGCACCTGAAGTAATTGTTACAGGCGAAGCTGATGCTCCGGCAGAAATGACAGCACGTGTTTCATCAGCAGGTAAGCTAGTTAGTATTACAGTTAATTATGAAGGACAAGGATATACGTCAACACCAGTTATTACGCTCAAAGGCGGTAACGGTACAGGGGCTACAGTAGTTGCAGTTACAGCACCAGGTGATGTAAGATCATATAAAACAACAATTAAGTTTGACAGATATGACCATAGTACCAGTGTACTTGATTGGACAGCTGAAACTTCGTATGAACAAGATCAACTATTGCGTTACAATAACAAAGTTTATAAAGCAGAACTAGCAGATGGCAGTACGTTAAGTAAAGCAACATTTGATCCATTGGATTACACATTAGTTGATGTTACAGATTTATCAGGTGTAGATCGTACAATGGGACTATATCAGCCAGGCGCCAATTACCCAGGCTTAGATTTGTCGTTACTAGTATATGGCACAGAGTATCCAGGAGTTAATATAACTGGACCAAACTTCAATCAAAATACTGGTTTAGACGTAGGTAACTTTGATGTTAATCCATATGACAACATTGACTTTGATGAAAATGGTAGACCATCGTATTCTGAGACAATACTTGATTCTAAATATGAAGGTGGCGACTACAGTGGAACAACAGCAACATCACTATTATCAACTGATGTTGATGTAGACGGTGGAGCATACATTGACAGTTACAATAGTCATGCACCACAAGAACTTGTTCCGGGTGCAATATTTGACACACTTAATATTTCCGTTACTACACGACCAGGTGAAGACTATACAGATACAGGATGGACTGGTCAGAGTCAGGCAACATATGTAGAATTTAATGGTACTGATAGAGTAATTAGTTTTGATGGATTAATTGATGTACCATTTGCTGTACTTGCGTTTGATGTTGCTTCAGGTAAACAATTAGTATTTGAATATGGTGACACTCCAGTAAATGATGTTGACTACACTATAGATTGGAACGCTAAAACAATTACACTAACTGATGGTAGATTTACGTCAGGTGATACTATTGGTGTTACAGCATACGGTGTTGGAGGTGGAAACCAATTGCTTGTTGAGGATTATAAAGCAGGTGATTACATAACAACTGATGGTCATGCAGATATTATTTTACCAGTTGATCACGAACAGATTAAAAACTTAGAAGTTCTAGTCAATGGTGAAAAGATTACTAACTGGACATTAGAAACACATGAGACTTATCATACTAAGTTAGGTATCGGTAATAGAGACATAGACGGCAATGGTGCTCCAAATATTGATCTAGTAGCAAATGGTCAGACAAGAGCATTACAGTCAACAGATCATATTCATTTAGTAGTAGTAGGCTATGGTAGTTTAGATACAGTGAGCACACTGTTACTTGAATACAACGACGATCATTGCAATGTTTCATACCCTAAAGTTGATAGTACGTATATAACAGATGCGTCTGATTATGTATATGATATATCGCAAGACATACACGACCATGGTATTAATCCTGAGCTTGCTATTGTAACATTAAACGGTGAAAGATTAAGACCACCTGAGGGATTAGAGTTTACTAGTGATGGAACTACAGTAGACTTTGCGTTAGACTTACAGAGTAACCTAGGACAAGGGACAATTTCAGATAACGATATAATTGTATATGTTGACGAACGAGAAATTCAACTATATGCTGACTTTATATTATCCCCGTTTGACGGGTCAAGTGATAGAATTATTACTTTACAAACAGCACCAGAAGATGGTAAGAAAATTAAAATATTTGTAAAAACTGGTGCACAGTATACCATACACAGACACAGTCACGAAATAGGTGGCGGAGATTCCAGTATACATATAGAGTCAACAGGACTAACACTAAAGGTTGGTGATCACTTAGCAGTAGTAGGATTTGGATATACTGATGAGCTTGACGGAATGACTAGAGTTTATCAAGGACCAACACAGACTGGCTTCACAACAAGAACAACGTTTGACTCAGTTGGGTTCGACACAGAAGCAGGATTTGATAGACAAGTAGGTGTTACAGTTGATCAATCAGTTTACTTCTTAGAAAGAGCAATTACATTGCCAGAAAATGTGGTTGTACATGTTAACGGTCGACGCAAATTCTATGGTGTAGATTGGAAACTACTTGACGGCGACAATAGATATATTGAGTTTTACTCAGTAGACGTACAAGCAACGGATATTGTCACAGTGACATTAGAAAGCGAAAATATTGTACCAGACGAAATGAAATTCCAAATCTTTAAAGATATGAATGATACTGCAGGTATTTGGAGATGTGGCGAGCAATCAACGTCAGCACTAATAAAACAAGTTGACTTAACCGACGATGTAATTTATGTTAAGGACGCAAGTAAACTACCTATACCTGATTTAGATAATAGTCAATTTGGATTTATTATGATTGGCGGAGAACGTATTAGTTACAGAACTAGAGATCTAGTAACAAACACTGTAAGTAATCTACGTAGAGGTATACATGGCACAGCAGTTACTACGCATGCGTTAGGCACTGATGTTATTAACATGTCAAGCAATGAATACGTAGATTGGAATTACAACCAATCATTATACGCCAACAATGGACTGCCGTTAACACAGACAGATACAGTGCCGGCCAAGTTCTTAAGAAGAGCCAATTAAGTAGGATAAATATAGTATGGACGATAAAAAAGAAAAAGAAACTATGGAAAATAAAAAACCTGATGAAACCTCAGGTGTTTTAATTGAAGGTCATATTAAGATCTTTGATCCAAACACTAAAGAAGTAATAGTGGACAAGCGTAATGCTATTCATTACGAAAACTTCTCAAACAGTTTAGCACAGGCGATGGCTAATAAAAATATAGGACACATTTACTCAATGAGTTTCGGCAATGGTGGTTCGAGTGTAGACTCCACTGGAGTTGTTACATATCTACCTCCAAACTCAGTTGGTAAAAATGCTGACTTATATAACCAAACATATACAAAAGTTGTTGATGATACATCAGCAAGTAATACAGATCCGAGTCGTAACAAGTTAACAGTTTTGCATACGTCCGGTAAAGTTTATACAGACATACTAGTTTCATGCTTGCTAGATTATGGCGAGCCAGCAGGACAAGAAGCATTTGATAATTCAACAAGTTTAGACGGAGAGTATGTATTTGACGAGTTGGGTTTGAAATCATGGCAAGGTAGTGCTACTGATTTAGATTTGGTAACACACGTGATATTCCACCCTGTGCAAAAATCATTGAACAGACAGATACAAATTGATTACACAGTGAGAATACAAACATTAACTAACCTTTCTAGTACATAATAAGTGCTAATATAATGGTTATGATAAATAATACTACAAAGGATACGGAGTCTTAAACGATGGCATATACAATTAATTTAACAGACGGTACTATATTTGCTACAGTAGCAGATGGTACTATTAACACAGATAGTTCACTTACAGTTGTAGGTAAGAACTATGCTGGATACGGGGAGTTCTTAAATGAGAACATGATCAAACTATTGGAGAGTGGTGCAAACACTACTCAACCAAGTGCACCTTTAACAGGTCAGTTATGGTTTGATAAAAGCGGAGGCTTATTAAAAGTCTACAATGGTTCTCAATTTAAAAACTTAGGATCAGCAACAGCAAGTGCAAGTGCACCATCAGGAGTAGTTACTGGTGATTTATGGTTTGATTCAACAAATGCACAACTTAAAGTGTATGACGGCAGTACGTTCATTTTAGTAGGTCCAGCGTTTACAGCAGGATCAGGAACTACAGGCGCGATTGTTGACACTATTGAAGACACACTTGGCACAGATCATGTTGTGGTTAAAATGTTCGTAGAAGATAGTATAGTTACTATGGTTTCTAAAGACGCAACATTTACGCCATCAGTTGCTATTTCAGGATTTGCAACAGTAGGTCCTGGTGTGAACATGAGTTCAACAGTTTCAAATGCTATCTTTAATGGTAAAGCGGCTAACGCAGAACAGTTAGACGGTATTGATTCAACAGGTTTTTTATCAGCTACAGGCAATGACACAACGTCAGGTACACTAGGTGTACTTAATGATACAGGTCTTGCAGTTGGTGTTGATAGTGATTTAAGAGTAAGCGTATCCGGCTCAGACGTTACTATTAGTAATCAAACTTCAGATGGTGATTTAAAACTTTCAGTTAATGATGGTGGTTCGCAAACTACTATTATTGATATTGACGGTGCTACTAGTTCGTTTAATCCAGGTGCTAACGCAACGATTAACATGGGTACTAGTTCATTAAAATTTAATACTATACATGCAGTAGAGTTTAACGGTACAGCAACCACTGCTGAATATGCTGACTTGGCTGAACGTTTTGAAGCTGACGCAGAGTATGTTCCAGGAACAGTTGTTGAACTAGGCGGTGATAAAGAAATTACTTCCGCAACGTCTGAGTTAAGTGACGAAGTATTTGGTGTTATTTCAACCAGAGCGGCGTACTTAATGAATTCAAGTGCAGGTAGCGATGCTACTCATCCCCCAGTTGCTATGTCAGGAAGAGTTCCTGTTAGAGTAATTGGTAGAGTAAACAAAGGCGATCGTCTAGTATCAGCAGGCGAGGGACTAGCTAGAGCGGCAACTAAAGCTGAAGTTAATAACTTTAATGTTATTGGGCGTGCTTTAGAAACTAAATATAGCGAAGAACAAGGAACAGTTGAAGCGATCGTAGCGATCGTTCACTAATTTTAAGATTATAGGAAAGTAAAAATGGCATATTCCGCAGGAGATACAATACTAGATGACGAATACAACACATTCGTTACAGGTGGAGCTGATGGATCAGCAACACACGGTACAGCAAACGTTAACACGATATGGGGTACTGGCGATAACACCAAAGGCTACGGACAAGCAGGCGATATTGCCTCTGTTTCAGCAGGTGCTGTTATTTCAGCAACACAATGGAACAACTTTTTAGGTCGTGTTGAAACACTTGGTGCACACCAAGGTACTTCGGTAACTGATTATTCATCATTAACAACAGGTGATTCAATTGCCGCTATCAGCACAGTTGCAACAGACTTAACAAACGTTTATAACAACAGATACAATGCGGCGGCAGTTGGAGCGGCAATTTCAACTACTAGCGTAGGCACAAATACTTGGACAACAACGCAAAACACAACACTAACACTTACATTTGCTTCAGAAGCACAACTGAACTACTGGTTTAACGCTGGCGGTACTGTAAGATTTAGCTGTTCACGTTCAGGTGGCACATCAAACAATAAAAACACTGAGTGGACTGACATGATGAATGACCTAGGTACTATTTGGATATCATCTTCAGACTCACACACTGTTAACAGCCAAGCACTAACAGGTACAACCAAAGTTGGTGGTACAGGTGCAGGTGGTACAGGTACTGTTATTTCAGACCTTGACTTTTACGATCTAACTGGTTCATTGCAACAAATGGCAATATTTTATGCTGATACAGCACCATACACAGCTAACTACATCAAATTAGAAGCAAGTAAGAGTGGTGCGGTACTTACAGTTAAAGTAACATTCCAAGATGATGCGGCTGATACAGGTAATCCAAGTTACCCAGCAGGCGGTACTAACCCACAGTCATTGGATAAAGTTGACGGTACATTAACAGTGTCTATGGATGCTTATCAACCATCAACTAGTAACCTAACAGCTACATGGGGAACTCCAACCTGGGCTA